TGATTTATTAGTCGAGTTATAAATAGCCAGTCCTTCGTCAGGACTAACGATAGCATCTCTTTCTACTTCTGTTTTTGAAACCTGTTTGAGTCCCAATTCGGTTACTTCGTATATTAATCCCATATCTTATCCTATTATTACCCAATTTGGTGAACCTCCTGTTCCATTGTTTCCCATCCATTGATCTAGATCAGTATCATATACCATCAGTGATTTAGCAGGGTTCACTATAGCGTTTCTTTCGGCGGTTGTCATATTTGGTGGTTTAAATCCCTGAGTTGTGCTTTGTACATCTAATACCGCGCTTGGATCTATTGTTCCTCCGTTATTATTGTAGCCGATACCAGTAGATGAATTAACAAATGTTTCTGTGACTCCAGTCGTATCATTATACACTATTTCAAATGGAACATCGAATGGATTACCTAATTGTATTAACCAATCGGCATCTGCATACATTATATCATTACCACTTACATCTGCCACTCCAAATAGTTGACCATCTTTATCATCAGTAATAGCGAATAAGCCTCCCGTTGTTCCATCCCACGTAATAGCCCCCGTAGATTGAACAAGTTTAATTGCATCTGCTAACGCTACTGCGGTAGCTTCATAAACTAAGTTTTCATTTATTCTAAAATCTCCATTTTGAACTATAACATCTCCGTAGGCTGAACCATTTTTGTTATAATTAAAGTATAGGTTCTGAGTTACCCCACTTTGCATCATAAAATCAATCCAAGATCCACCACTTCCTGCTCCTATGTTTCCTCTTCTAAAATTAAGTTCGGTATCAGAAGCGACTCCTCCAGATAAATTTTGCAATAAAAAGTCAATTCGGTCGTTATCGGTTAACCCTGAATTATTTAGCATAAAAACAGAACCATTGCCACTTGTATTTGCCAAACTTCTTGAAATAGAGTAAGACCTATCTCCGAGGGCAGTTCCTACCATCGCAAACTCTCTATCTTCGTGTTTAATGTAGCTATTGGCAGCGTTTTGCTGAATACTGTCTGTTAGAGTGTAATCGAAAGCCGCGGGTATTGTTCCACCATCGTTAGCTGCATCGAATATGCCGTTTAATTCAGCCCCAGCTGCGGTCCAAACTCCTACACCATCTCCGGCAACATCTGTTAATACCTTACCTGCTCCTTCATTACCATCAACCATTTTAATTGAGCCTACTACGTGAAGTTGTTCAGTAGGTGTTAATGTTCCAAAACCTACATCTCCGTTTAAGGTAAGTAACGCGTAGTTGTTTAGTCCATTTTGAGCATCAAACAATCCACCAACATTAGTACCTGCTGCATGAGTTCCTTGTATTGAAGTATAGTTACCATATATTGTACCTATTCCCGACTTAACACTACTACTTAAAATTCTTTGAGCAAATACTGTACCCGATACATCAGCCTTTTGTTGAATGATATAGTGAGCAGTAGAATGAGCAGTACTAATTTGGTACATTTGGAATGTTGGAGGGTTTACTAAACCTCCATCGGGTATCGCTCCAATCGCCCAACTTGCATTTGCATTGGTCGTGTAAAATCTACCGCTACCTTGCATTTCAATGTTATAACCACCCATTGTAATACCCGTATTTCCTACTAATGCACCACTACCCCCGTAGATACCCGTGTTAGCAGGTATATCAGAAGTTAAAGCAATCGTTCCTGTTGCATCTGGAAGTAACCAAGTTCTTGATGAAGTTAATGTAGTGTTACCTAACAATCCCTCAATACCAACAGACTCATTGAACCCAACTTGGTTAACGTATGCAGTATGGCTTGTCTGAGCTACGACTCCCGAAGCACCAACCATTACAACATTAACTAAACCTGCTGGTATCGTAACACCCGAAGATGAAATACTTGACGGCTTACTTACGTCTGAGTGTATTACCATATCGTTTATGGTATTATTCTGCGTAACAATTGAAGCCCCTTGCATAGTAGAAGCTAAGTCTTGCCTTGCGACAATACCTGCGTTTGAGCCACCTTCGCCTAACCAAGCAGTTTGTGGGTCTAAGTATAACCAAGGAGTTAAATAACCACCATTATCTGTGGTAATATCTACAATACTGTCGAATCCGTTACGTAAGTTTATTTGCCCACCGCCACTCGATGCTTTAATAACAACGTTGTTAGAAAGATTTATATCTCCTATCATCGTGCCACCTGCAAGAGGAAGGTAAGCACCATTATCTATTGGATCAGGTTCAGTTCCTTCTTGAATTCTTATATTGTCAGTCTTCCATCCTCCGTATCCGTAAAAATAGAATTGACCACCATTTGACCAATAATTTGAATAAAACCTTAACTCATCAATGTTTGACGGCAGTGGAGATGATATCGATGTAAATTCGGAAAGCGGAATGGATACTAGCTGCCATCCGTTGTAATATGGATCGAATCCATAAGTAATTAATGTTGATCCTCCGAGTGCAACATTTTCTCCAACTATATTACCACCTACTGCGAATCCTATACGTATTTTGTTAATTTCCTTAATTGGAGCAGGAATTCCATCCGTGCTATTTTTCCACCAAAAGGTAAGAGTTCCCGCTGCTGGAATCGTGTATGTTCCAACTGGAGAAAATGTCATATGCACAATAGCAGTTGGTGATTGCAACTTAACTCCACCGTGTGATATGTGAATTGAGCCTTGGTATGGATCTATTGTATCTCCCAGGGATAAGCTAGCGTCGGTTGTAGTTCCATCCCATTCTCCTCCGACAGTGCCAGCGTTCTCTAAATATATAGCTTCGTATGTTATCCCAACAGGAGCAGTTGACCCTGCTGTAACTAAAATAAAGGCTATCTCTACATTATCAGTTGTGTCAGGAAGAGCGGGCTTAGTTGGACTTGCAGAAGGTGATCCTGTAACAACATCAACGGTTCCTGCAGTATTAACATATACTATATCTATCCTATCATCAGTTGGATCTGATGCTGCTAGTGTAACTTGAACTGGCTGTGATGTCAACAGAGTACCTCCAATTATATATGAACATGAAGTGACATCATATATTAACCCGGATCCTGACCATTCTACACCGCCTGTAACCAGTCCACTACTTTGATTTAAGTTATTAATTTGCGTCTGCAAACCTGATATTCCACTTATTTGACTTATGTCTACTAAACTCATATTACTATTTTAATTTTTTAAACTAGATAATTTAACGAAACCCTCCATCCCGCTAGTATCTCTACTCCTGCAATACTTCCATTCCAGTATAATTTATCTCCAGCTTGTATTTGTCCATTCAAGTGTGCAGTAGAAAATCCTCTAGGAACAGTGGGTGTTGCTGGATCCGCAAAGAAACAAGATTTAGTTATAACTCCATCTCCAACTTCATATTCAACTCCATTTATTTTTGCTTCTACATAACTTCCATCTCCTGGCGTATTAGTTATAGTACTAGTAGATGCTGGATCTCCGTCGGATACAGTTAACAAACCTACCCATCCCTTATCATCAGGCGACATTTTCTGAATTTGTGCAAGTCCGGTTGCTCCACCTGCTGCTAATGCGATTATCTTAACTGTAGCGTTAGTTTCAGTAAGTGTAATATCAACGGTGTTTGATGTATAATTGTCAGCATGAGCATCTACTCTTTCATTTGTAGTAGTATCTATAAAGTCTAATACAATATTAGTTGTTGCTAAGCTGTGAGTTATCGTTTTGGTTACATCTGCTGTGAATGATGCAAGTTCCCAGTATGAATAGTTCAATGGTCCACCTCCACCGGATCCGGTGTTTAGTGCCCAGTATGCGTTACCTGATCCATCGGTGTGTAATACATATCCAGCAGTTTCATTACCATCAACATACTGAAGTCCTGCACCGTTATTTATGATTGCTTTCCCAGCGGGTTTAAACTCGGCATTGGTTCCTACTATTTCCCAAGCAAAATCAGTAAGGATATCAAAATGATTTCCTTCATCATCAGAAAAATATATTGTTGTGTTAACTGGAGAATACGTTGACTCTAATCCAGGAGGTCCTATCCACACTAGTCCTTCTCCGTTTGCAACGGTTGGCATTATAATTGGGCTTCCTGCCTCAATTAACAACCCTAGTCCTTGAATTGCGGCATTAAACGATGTTAAACTAACCCATCCCCTTCCATCTAGGTATCCTATAAAATCTTCTCCGAATTCAGGTTTTTGATTCTGAACACCAGTATAAATAACTTCACCTGGGACTCCTTCGTCTGGCCAGTCATTAAAATCTGTAAATCTATGTCTTTTTGATTCAGATACCTCTACTAATAATTCACTTCCAGTTGCCTTACCTGCTGAATTAATTGTAAATGTAGGTACTCCATTTGACGTAAGGGATATCGTATTTGTAATGTCTACTAATTCAAAGGTTCCTTTAAACGCTGAAAACGAGTTAGTATCCTCGTTATAGTTGATATTGTTTAAAAATCCTAAAGTCGCCTCAGATAGGCTTTTGAAATTTAGGTTAGTTACGTCCACTATTGAGGTTAAGCTAGAGTTGCTTAGCTTTCTGATATTCTCTAAATTACTATATATTGACATCTAGTTATCCTATATTTTATTTTATTTATTTAGGATTACAGCCAAAGATATCGATGACGGATGATCCATTATGTGTTTTTACTAAGGATAACGGTGTCTTTGTCTATTTCTGATGAAATCCTGAAACTGCCATTACTTACAAGACAATTTTTAAGTGATGCATCTATCATGTTTTTATGATCATTATCAAGATAACTATTTGTTATTTCGTTGCCTGATCCTTGGTACCTACATTCTATAATTTTTGAGTTCTTTATGTAGTTATTTGTGATAATATCACATTCTTCTAATTTTGAGTTCTTTATTGTGCAATTACTAAATAAGCAATTTTTAGCGTCGGCCTCAACTATGCAATTGTAGAATTCAAAATCTTCCATTATTACATTCTTATTAATCTTAGCGTCTTTTACTTGAATCATTTGTCGTTCGTTATCAAAATTAATATCTGCAACTTCAACTCCTCCGAATACTAAAAGTTCAAATATCTTTTCTCTAAATCGTTGGTAATTAGATTCTATAATATAATCATATCCATATAAATCATATGTTATATGAAGATTAGGATAATTAGATCTAAGTGTATCAAAGTTCTTAGTTGCCTTAACGACAGTTTTATATTCTTCCACTATCTTCTCAATCTTTCTTTTCTCATCGGTTCTATATTGATAATTACTTGATAATGTTTCATATAATCTATCAATCACTGAATTAATGGTTGATACCGCTTCGGTTTTTCTCTTTTGGTAGTCTTTTCCGCCAATATAGTTGATAGTTAAATATCCCTCATCTAAATGAGAGAAATCATGACCAAAGAAGTCGGATTTAGGGAAATTGAATACATGAGGATCCATTCGCTCAACAAGTGAAGATGATATAATGGTATTGTAAGGATCTTTTGCGTGGACATAGAAGTATTGATTTTGATTAATTTTATGCCTATCGGTGGATTCTGTATTCCAATCATTTAAAATGCTTTCTTCGTTCAAACCAATAAGATATTTAAATTTATTAAGCTTTGAAATATGTACACCAGATTCTATATGTTTCTCATGCATAGACACATTCACTTTAACTTCGCAACGATCGTCAGTGTGCCCGAAGTGATCCACGATGTTCATAGTCTTCAACATCGTATGTATAGCATCTTGATATTGCATGAATCCGGTTTCAAAAACAAAAGATTTAGTATTTGCGTTATATTTATTGGAAAGTTTAAATGTGTCATTTGTAGGATTGAAGCTTTCATTTACTCCTTTAAACCATTGAACTTTCTTACCTAAATTCTTAGATAATTTTGAAGCAAGGTCTCGTCTCCTAACTGGGGACTTAAATTCGAATATAAATGATAAACTTGAATTCTCGTAAACTTTAGATTTGTCTAACTCCTTGTACATATTAATATTCAATACTTTCATTTATTTATTAGCATATACTAGCTAATTAAACTGTAACTAATCGAAACGGCATATTTGCAGTATAAATAATACAAATAGATTAATTTAATGGCAGCTAACACTAAACTAGGAGAATATCAAATATTGAATACGTTAAAGGCAACAGTTGAAGATATATTAATAGATTCAATCAAGTACCTGTCTTCGAAGTTCAATCAGAGTAAATCCGTATTTACAGCTGCGTCTCCATTTGGTCAAATACTAATTGTGACAGAAAATCTTACACAGCTGGTATTTTATTATATTGAAGATGCAATAACTGAATTGAATATGAATGAGGCAACTAGACTAACTTCAATATATTCATTAGCCGCAATTGCCGGTCATAATCCAAGTAGAGCAATGTCAGCCAGTGGAGAAATTTCATTAGGAATTAATTATGACGCAGAGGAATTTCCGGTTGATCTAGTAATTTTACCAAATATGTCTAGGTTAACATGTGAGAATAATAACTTAACATACATTTTAGATCTTCCACAAGACGAGATTAAGTTCTCATTAAACGGAAAAGATGATGGAATTAAACTAAATGTAAGACAGGGAATTCTCGAGACGCAGATTGTAACTTCAAAAGGTAAAAACCTTGAAAGTTTCTCAATAGGGAGTCCTCAGAACTTCTTCATCGACCAATTTTTTGTGAATGTATATGTTAATGGAGAAAAATGGAAAAGATATGATTCTATGATCGATATGCCAAGAAGAGAAAAGTCGTTTATTGCTAGAACTGGAATAACTAGTGGACTTGACATATATTTCGGAAATCAATCATTTGGATTAGTTCCACCTAATGGTGCAGAAATTATTGTAGAATATTTAGTTAACGAAGGACCAAGAGGAAACATTAAGACAAATGACCCAGAGAGTGTTAAATATAAATTTGAAGATACTGGATTCTCAATACTAGGAGAAGAAATAGAACTTAATGATTATATTAATATAACAACCACTCAGTCTCCTTACTTTGGAGCTAATCCAGAATTAACGCGAATAATTGCTCCTAGAACATCTAAGAGTTTCGCGCTAGTTAATGTAGATCATTATGAAATAGCCCTAAGAAAATTAAACTTATTTTCATTGATCGATGTTTATTTAGACGAGCTAGATAGACGAATGTTAAATATATTTGTAGTTCCAGATATTAGAAAGACTTTTAGTAAATCTCAAGATTATTTTGGAGCGGATTTAGATAGATTTAAATTAACTACTTATCAAAAAAGCGAACTTTTAAAATACTTAGAGAAATCAGGAAGTAAGTTAATTGGAACTGATACTAAATTAATTGATCCAAACATAACTAGATACGTTATTAATTTAACAGTTATTGTATTTGACGATGTTCCACCTGAATTAATTAAGAACGATATACATGCTGATTTAGGAAACTATTTTATTATCAACACTCGGCGAAAACGAATTCCTAAGAGTGATTTAATTAAACTACTTGAAGAAATAAAAGGAGTTGATTCAGTAGCAGTAACCGTGGTCGGAGAAGATAACGAAACATCGAAGAAGTTTAATTCAGAAGCAGAATTAGTTGGACTTGATGAATTCAACGATATAATAATTGTTGATAATGAACTTCCAATAATAAGAGGAGGTTTTACTGATAGGCATGGAAATGAATATTCTGAAGGAATATCAGATGAATTTCTAGGAGCTATTAATATAAAAATTAGTGATATTGTTCCAAGGCCGAGCATTAAATAAACTAACAAATATGGTTAAAGATAGTATATACAGAAAAATCTATGAGAGAAGAGAAAAGAGGTTACATCGTGGCTATGACTACAAGGATAATATTATGAAGAATACTATGTCGGGTCAAATGTTTGATGTTAACGAACCATTAAACCGGTTAATTAAAACCGTAAACGACATTGTATATAACTGGGTGGAATCAGTTAAGCAAATCAAAATATTCGCAAACCCTGCAGTCGACAAGTATGAAAATAAACTCAACTAAATGTCAGACGGTAAAATTAATAAAGACAATAGAAGTATACTCAAGAATGAGATTGAATCTCTATTAAGCACGATAAGCTCTGAGGATAACACAGATCTTTTAATAGATAATGATCTAGCAGAAGAAACACGAGCACCTAGTCCATACGACTTTGAGGCAATGAGTAATGAATACACAGTAAAAGCAAAGGAAATTACTGATTCACTATTTAAGAACTTCGTAGACATAGGAATATTCGAGAAAAATGATTACGCTCGTCACAAGAAGGAGCTAGATACTATTAATATATCAAATTTATTCTTTCAATTAAGAACATTAAAGATAACTATCATGAAGGTCATGGAAGAAATAGCATCTGGAAATACCCATCCTAGATTATTAGAGGTTATGGGACAACTTCAAGATAAAATGGCTAACATTACGAAGATGCAGGCCAACTACGTTTTATTCCTTGAGGATACTTATAAGAAATTAAATAATGATGCGCCTGCCAACTCTGATCATGTAATTGTCGATTCTAAACCAACAGAAGGTCAATTCTTTATATCAGTTGGAACTAAAAATATAATGGATAATCTAACAGCAAAAGAGGTAACTGAATCTGAACTAAATGAATATAAAGACAATCTAATTGATCCACGTAATAAACTTGAATTAATGAAGAATGTTGACGAAGATATTACATTTGAAGAAGATAAGGATACCGATTTTATAGACTTAGATGAAATAATTTAACGCTATGAAGGATATAATGTCAAATAGTGGTGGGTTCTCTTCAATAAAGGTTTCGGGATTAGGGGGAGATTCTAGCGGAGGAAATAGTTACATATGGACAACTGAAAAGATTAATAAATTAGTAAGCGATATTAATAACGGTAATGAAGATGTTAGAAAACTTAAGAATTCACCATTCAAAGATAATGATTTAAATCTTAAAAGAGAGAAATTACCATTTGAATATACACCTGAAGAAATAGATGAACTTTCTAAATGTAAGAACAGTCTACTATATTTTGTAATTAACTATTGTATTATTCAGACACATGATGGTCGTAAACTAGTTAAGGACATAGGAGGATTGCGAGATTTTCAAGAACAAATATTAAATACATTTAATTCTAACAATCTAAATATCCTAATGGCAAGTCGACAAACAGGTAAGACCGTCACGTCTGCTTTATATATTCTATGGTTCTTAATATTTCATCCAGAAAAAACGGCACTTTGTGTTGCGGATAACTTCACAACAACTAAAGAACTTATTGATAAATTTAAAATATCACTCGAGGGAATTCCGTTCTTTATGAAGCCTGGAATTAGTGTTATAAACGCAAGTAATGTAAAATTTGATTCAAACAGTAGATTAGTTGGTCGAACAACCACTAAGAAATCAGGTATTGGCCTTACTGTAAACTTATTATATGTAGATGAATTTGCCCACATTGGAGAAGCTAACCTAAACGATTTTTATAGAGCAATTTTCCCTACTGTAACTGCCGATCCAAATGGTAAGATTATATTAACGTCTACACCAAACGGTAAGAATAAATTTTGGGAGATATGGAAAGCTGCAATTGACGGGGATTCAAGATACGTTCCACTAAGAGTGGACTGGTGGCAAGTTGCAGGAAGAGGAGATGAATGGAAGAAAGAAGTTATTGCAGATTTAGGTTCAGTAGAGGATTTCAATCAAGAATATGGTTTACAGTTCTTCTCATCTGACAGGTTATTATTAAACTCTAGAGATCTTAAGAGATTAGAATTAATTAAACGAGAATATTGTCAAATGAATCTAGTGTTAGAAGAAGATCTACATTATATGAATGAATATTTATACTTCCATAAAAACTATGTGAATCGCAGTGTTGATGATTTTAAATCTGACGAATCAAATTATGTATTTAGTATTGATACCGCAGACGGAATAGGTGGAGATTACTCTGTTCTAAATATCTACAAAGTTGTAAGTATGCCAATCAAGGAACTTCTTAAAAAGAAAGAAATTGTTAAGAACGAAATAGATGCGATATCTTTAGTTCAAGTTGGATATCTTAGATCTAATGAATTAGACATTGGAGAATTTTCGTTAGCGTGTGAACATATAATATACAATATATTTAAATCAGATCAAACTAGGATAGTTCTTGAACTTAATCACAAGGGAGATATCATATTAGATCAATTTAAACAAAATGATATGTACTGGCAAGGTCAAATGATTCATACTAAGCATACACAAGCTGCAGTTAAATTTAAACCTGGAATAAGACTAGGTCCTTCTAATAAAATTAAATATTGTGAGAAGTTTAAATATTTAGTTACAATCAACAGAATTATTCCAAACGACGAATATACGATTACTGAACTACAATCATTTGGTAGATCTAAGGGTGGAGTGTATAGAGGTCAAAATGGAAATGATGATTTAGCTATGACCTCAGTTAATATGTCAGCATTATTTGAATCATCTCAGTTTTGGGATATTGCAATAGAGACGTTTGAACGTAAGGACAAAGAGTACGTTAAAGAACTAGAGGAACAAATACTAAATATCCATAGAACAGGTAAAAGTAGATCGTCTTGGAATTACGATTCTATTCGAGAAATGAACGGAATCAATAGTGGGCATGAAACTAGAAAACCGTCCGACGTCAAAGATGACGTGTTCAATACTGAAACAATTGAACATATTAAAAAATTACAAAATAAATTTTTTAAATCTTAATTTCATTGTGGTATAATATACTTGCAAGTATATTGCAACAAATATTCTAATTATGAGGAAATTACAATTTAGTGGAGATGTAACGGTCGATCAAATCTTCAAAGATCATAAGATGGAGATATATGATAGTGTATTAAAATCTATAAAAGAAAATTATTCTTTACATGAAATAGATGAAATTAATGTGGTAAAAATAACTACCGGGTCAAAGGACTACTCAATTAATCTAACTCGTGATAAGTTTGTATCTAGTCTTGGAAGATGTATAGATTTCTTTGAATCACTAGAGGAATACGAAAAATGCCAGTCGTGTGTGGATATTATAAGTGCAATTGATGAACGAAAAAAACAAGTAAAATTACATGGGATTTGAGAAAACAAACAGGATTATTAATGACAGAATTCAGGAAATATCACTAAAATTTAAAGACGACATAATTACAGAGCGTGAAAGAAACGAATTAGCTACTCTAATTTATCCTAAACTTAGGTATCACGTTTGGAAGTTTTGTAAGAATAATGACGATACTGACGAAGCATTACAATGGACACTAAAGAAGATATTTAATAATATCCCGCTGTTTGATTTTGACAAAGGTAGATTTACCACTTGGATATATACAATAGCTAGAAATGAGACATTATATTATCTACATATGAAAAAAAGAAATAACATGTATGCATATGACGGAGTCGAAGGAGAATATGCATCAACTCATGGGGAATCTCCAGAATTTGAAACATTCGAGGATTTTGAATTAGAATTTAAAAAAATGCACGATATGACTATAGATGAGATCCGTCACATAGATGATACTTTACTACAGAGCATCGCAATAGATAAAATGATCAAGAAAGATAAGGTCAAATGTATTGCAGATAGATATTCAATAAATGAAAACACTGTAAAAACTAAACTTAGAAAGATTAGAGCAGACATCAAAGAAAGAGTATTAGAAAAAAATCCAGAGTTTAGAGAAACATTAAACCACGTATTTGACATATGAAAATAAAAGATTATATATACCCGCAGCTAATATATAAATCATTAAAGGAAACACTTGTTGAATTTAATCATTTTAATAGATATAAGCGAGTGCTTATTGAACTCCAAGAGGACGGCAAGCTAGTATCAATAGGAATTAAAAAAGAGAAGGACAACATGTTCATAGGTATTAATTTAAATCCAGAACTGTTAATGTATACTGAAGATTCACAAGAATCAGTTGAGCTTAAATTCATATCAGAAAAAATGAAGAAGTATACTAATTTTTTACAAGAGGAATTAATTCTTGATGTCGTTGAGGCCCAATATGAACGCGTGGCAACTACCGAATTTTATGGATACGTTGTTAAGATAAGTTATGATTTTAGAAAATACAATAAATCTAAATTCATATACGACATTGTATACTCACTTATAACTTCAACTATAGCAGGAATAGGAGTTTATACTACGATATTAGGTCTTGTATCCGCATAAAAAGAATAAATAATAAAAATATATACATTAGAGATGTTAGACTTTATAAAAAAGTACTTAGTTTACATAATAGCGGGACTCCTTGTTATTGTTTTCCTCAGATCATGTGGAAAATCACGAAGTATTAATAGACTCGAGAAAGTAAATATATCAAATGTCGAAATGATCGACAGTTTAAATACTACAATCAAAATAAAAGACGCCAGATTAGATTCTATACCGGAAATAGCTAGAATTGAAAAATTATCAATATACTTATCACTTGACGATACTATTTCTAGAGTAGATAGAACACATCAGTTAATGGGATTTCATACACTGATTAAGGATAAAATAAAGGATCTACAGAAATAAGATGGTTACCTGGTTTAAAAACAATAGAGATGCAATAGTTCGTAACTCGTTCTTACTTCCAATTTTATTGGTGGTAATCATGTCA